TTCTTTTATACGTATTAGTTCGTTGTTCATTTTGCTCTTCTAATTATTCTAGGAGTATTGTTATATACGCTTTTAAAAAACTTAGATCCAGCTGCATCAAGTTCTGCAATATCAATATCAAGCTCTGACCTTATTTTGTCACCTAGCTCTTGAATTTCTTCAGATAAATTTTCTTCTGTTATCGTTAACTGCTTCCAAAACGTATTAAGATATTCAAAGTCACGCACTTGTGCATAGTCCCAGTCGGTACACATAGTCATGTATAATCCTTGTCTGGCGCCTAATACACTCCAGTCACCGTTTTCTACATCTGATCCTACTGAGCACCAAATTTTTAATCGATCAAAATTTTGCCACCATACCTTTTTTATATCCGTTGCACGAGCGCCTTGATCTAATGACATCTTAACACCTTCTCTAAAACCGGCTCTCCATGCCTGCCAAGGTGTCTCATTAGTGTAACTAATACTAAAGTTTTCGTTAAACTGATAATATTTGTCGTCGAAGCAGAACTCAACTTTGCCTCGCTCGTCTCCGTCTTCACTATGCTCGTGTGTTTTCATGTTATGTACAAATTTACGTGTCCACATCTTAAGACCGCCGTTACCGTACATAAGTCCGTTAACATGTACCTTGCCGCACCAACTAAACACATGATCAGGAGTTAGCCCTAACGTTTCGTAATCAACTTCTTGTTGAAAAAACGCAGGATCAACAATATTATCAGCATCAACTGTAATAAAATATTCAGTTTCTGATATATCTGCACAGGCCTTGTGTGCTGCATCACTTCCTTCAACACCGTGTACACGTTTAGCCCAAGGTAGTTTGCTACATAAGTCTGCATAATTCTTTTCTGCATTAGGTTCGTCATAACTCAGGAATACAACATCCTGGTCAATAACTTTAATTTTAGCCATTAATTACCCCGTATGTATACTTTTCAAACTTCTTATTAGTATATACACTAAATTTAGATAATTCTTCTTCTTCCTGGCTTATGTACTTAAAGTCTACTGATGCCTGATCAATTAAATCATCTAGCATACACACGCACAACCTATATAAAATATTAGGATTGTTATGCTGTGTTATACTAAAAGTTAATTTTTGGTTGGGTCTACTTTTTACTGTTGTTAATTGTTGTTTTGTTTCGTCTGATAGTTTAATTGTCCAACATTTTTTAATATCATTTTTCCAAACACCTATTTGATAAATTTCTCTTGGGGTTATTTGAAATATTAAATCATTTACTAATAATTCAACTTTTTCTTCTTTTGATACTATGTTATATGCCGAAGTATTTACGTTGTAGACAACTTTACATAAAGACATTGATTTGCCATGTTCTATAAATTGTATCACATCTTCGTAATCAGTTTCAAAAAAATTAGGAAAAGATTGCTCAACATTACTTATAGACTGTATTGCTCCGGTGCCTTCTTCAAAATAAACTTTATACTTTAACATCTGATATACCTAATTTATTATTATATGCTTCTACAATACTATCTGTAAGAAAGTCTTTTTCTGTATAGTGAAATATACCGTGTTGTTTAAAGTTTCCAATATATAAGTCTAAATCATCAGTCAAATATGCTCCAACCTTTGTTTGCCATTTTTCTACTATTCCGGACCAACCTTGTATATTTGGTTTCATGTGTACAAATGCTGGTGCATCTAGTTTCTTGTTTGTAATAGATGATTCACAGTCTAATATACTAACAGTCATTGCTGATGTTATGTCCATACTTGCAGTCTTTTGTATTAACTGGTTAGTGCCGAATTTATAAAACTCTTTCCAATTATTAGTAATAACATCCATCCAAGTATAAAACTCAAGAGCAAACTCGCTTTTCTTAAAATAATGCAATCCAAAATAAGTATTTGGTAAATTGTATTTTGTAAAACGCTTCCTATAGTAGTCATTAGATATACTATTTCCTCTATAGTCTAACACGTTTGACGTTAGCCATATGTCATAATCGTTAAACACATCAAAATATGATGTTAAGTCATCTAGTACTAACATGTCTGTGTCTAATACAACTGCATGTTCATATGGAGATATAAAATAAATTTTCCACCTATTGTGTATTTTCCATTCATATTTTTCTGCTAGATCGCCCCATGGGATTGGAATAATATGATCAAATAAATGTGTATATTCTGCAGGAACTTTGTCGTCGGTAATAATTGCTATACTAACATTAGTATTTGTTGCATGTATGCTCATAGCACAAACACATGCTTGTTTTACATAGTCATCAAACTTTGTATTTTGGGCAACTAATATAAAGTTTTTATCCATCAATAACCTCTGCTAAACTAAACTTGTTCATTACATGTACGCTATTGCCGCTTATTTTTGCTGGAATATATTCATGTAAAACTTTTTCTTTTTCTAACAAAAACGTAAACTGGTCATCATCAATACTACAAACAATATCTCTGTCAGTAGTATAAAACATAGTACCTGGCATTTTATTTGCAAAACTACCATCTTCAAAACCATTCATAATATGTATTGCTATACTAAATGCATGATCATTTCTATATACAGGAGTTTGTATTTGGTACACTTGTCTATAGTGCTGATAGTTTTCTTGTATATGTTGTAGTAATTCAAAAAATTGTTTATTCTTTTGTGTCTTTGTAAAGAATACACAAGTTGCCCAGTAAAAATCTATGCCGGTTTCGCTTATTTTATCAAATTCCGAATAATCTCGATGTCCTGCTAGATCAAATGCATCTTTATAGATCATAAAATCGTATACAGAATCAAAACAGTTAGATAACACACTGTCTGCAATAATGTAATCAGTGTCAATTAGTAATGTTTTGTCATACGGTGAAAGATCATATGCATACACTCTTTTATCATTCTTAAAACTTAGAGAATGATTACTAGTTGTGCCATTGTTATAGGTCTTTAAAGTATATTTTTCAGGATCAACTCTTATAACTTTATCAAAACACGTTTCGTCAAGTTGTGTAACATTATCAGTTACAATACTTGTTGGAAGATTTAGATATTTTTTAATTCGAGCAGAAACATATACTGCTTGTGCAATATAATCAACTTTTTCATTATTATATGCAAATAGAAGTACACCTGACGTCATTATAAAATTATACCGTTAGTGTTTCTTTGCGTTTTTAGTCTTTCATATTTGTTAAAATATCCGTTAGTTGCACTTGCATATGTTTCAACTAGGTCAGATGCAAAATTTTCTAAATTTTCAACTAAGCAAGGAATACTATTGTCGTCTATAATGACAGATTGTGTTTGCCCAAGTTGAATCATACTTTGACAAAAACTAATTAATTCTTGATCTGCTGTAAACTGACAACCTTTTTGATAGTGTACAAGATCAGCTTGATACTGTTGTTTGATTATTCGTTTTTGTTGATTAATAACTACCATTAAGTTACTTTGCTCAAGTGCAGCCGAAAGTCTTTGATCCATAAGGAACTCCTATTTTACTATATTATATAATAAAATAAGAGTTTTGTCAAGACATTTATGGATTTTAAAGTCCGTTTTCTACGTTGATGCCGTAATAAGCTGTTGCAACAATGTCTGCCGCACTTGTCGATGACGAAATTTCAATTTTAACAGATCCATTAAACCGATCATTTAATCCTACGTCCCAACGTACAAATCGTTGCTGGCCTTGTGGACCGCTTAATGGCACAAAAGTATCATCACCCCAACTCTCAACATTGTGAGGTACTTGACGCGGGCGTGGATCAGCTGGATTAGGATTAACTCTTATGAAATAAGTTCCTGGATTTTGTGACGTGGTCCAAGTATCGTGTAACCCGTTAGTTTGAGTTGCATTGCTGCCTATTCTTACTATGCCGCCATTAGTATCAAATCTCCAACCAAGTGTAAGTGCATATTCATCACTTTGTGCAAAGTGGATATTTGGTTGAGAACCTGTTCCTGGTGCAGATATATTTACTGTACCTGTTGCTGAGCCACTTGCTGGATTAGTCCTGTATGCTACCACTATAACTCCGGTAGCGCCTCTACCAGCATTGTTTGTGCCGCCTTCAGCAGCACAGCCGCCTCCGCCTGCTCCGTATGGTTGCCCAATTTCAGCACTGCCTGCTTGGCCGCTACTATGTTGTCTTCCGCGGCCGCCATTAAAGTCAGCGGATACTTGACTAACACCACCTATGGACCACTCGAAAGGATGATCAGGTTCAACTGTTGCAAGAGCTTCGTTGTATCCTGCACCTTCAACACCAAGGCCTATCAATCCAGCCTGCGCTTGTCCTCTAAGATTTGGTGCGCCGCCGGAACTTGCTCCTGATCGATCGCTACTAAGATTCCAACCTCTCGATCCGCCGCCTTGATAGTTATTATCGCCACCGCTTCCTACACCGCCTTGTGATGCTGGAGCAATGCCCCAATTTGTACCTGAAGTGCTGCCGTCGCCGCCTGATGCGCTAGTGCCACTTGCGTATCCTCGCTCGCCACCTGTTGCAGATATTTGAGATTGTCCTGCATTAGGGTTGAATATAGTTGTACCTCCGGTATAACCAGATTGTTTTGCGCCACCGCCTGACGCAGCACCGCGCCAGCCAAAGCCTCCGATAGTCGCTACAAAAGTAGATATCCCTGATGACTTTTCATATCGTTTTACTGCTGTTCCGCCGCCTCCGCCGCCTGAAGCTACTTTTTCTCTTCCTGCATCTGTACTTGCACAGCCGCCGCCTCCGCCGCCGCCTATTGCCCAAACCATCATGTAATCCCAGTCATTTTGACTTCTTACATTATATGTAGCACTGCTAGTAATAACTTCTACTGCTACAGTTGATCCACATGCTTGTCCCCAATCTGGAGTGTTAGCACTTTGTAGTGCTGATTCGCCACCGTTAAAGTTTTGTGCATCACTGTTTTGCTGTAATCCTGCTACACACCAAGTAGATATATCTTGATTGAATCCCTGATGGTGGAAAAACATCTTATTCATGCTTAACACACTTGTAACGTCCCATGACGAAATATCTTGATTAAACGTTCCTTGATCGTTTGGCGGTTGATTAGACATATTATGTACACACTCAAACATAGATGTCATGTCAGTAACATTTGACACGTTCCAGTAACTAATATTACTATTAAACAAATGAGCTTGACTAAATGTTCCTTTCATGTCAGTAACATTAGATGTATTCCAATTTCCAATTGGTCCTACAAATGCTGTTGCATTAAAAAATGTACTGTCAAGTGAAGTAATACTAGAAATATCCCAATCAGATAATCCAGAATTTGAACCATCAAAAATGCTGCAATTGTAGAACGTTTCTTTCATGCTGGCGGGTGTATGATTATCAAACGGACTAGATGTATCACTAAAGTTTGTTATAGGACAATTTTGGAACATCTGTGAAAAAGAAGTAAACTGAAATTGTCTTCCCCAGTTTGTTACATCTGTAACTTTGCAGCCATTCATATATACCGGCGATGCGGGGCTAAAGACATCAAAGATATTGAATATTTCTGAACCAAACGATAACTGGCCTCTTCCTTTAAAATCTAGGTAAAATTCGCATGACTGTGAAAACTCAAGCCCAACAACATTAATATTAGTAGGGAGTGAGCTAACACTAAGACTATACCAAGTATTATTGTCTAATCCTAAGTTTGTCTCATTAACTGTACCACTTTTTGGACGAATTCTTAATTGAAAATCTGAGTTATGTGAATTTACTGCAAAAACAAATTCTTTATCAGACCAATCAAGTCCGCCGAATGAACTTAATTTTGATGCATCTGGTCTAAAGAATAGGCTAGTGTCAACTACAACTGTAAATGGATCTTCAGATATATCGTACACATTTAATAATCTACTGCTTACTACTGGTTGAGCTGGACCATTTCTTCTTAGGTTAACATTAAAAATCATATCGTCGTCAAGTACAGTATCAAGACTTGGAGTTACTGTCCAACAAGGATTTGCTGCCGAGTAAGTTGACGCTGAATTATATACAAAGGTTCCAGCAGTTTCATCTACTTGTATTGCGCTTGCATCTGCGTCCCAATATAATGTTTCGCCGTTAAGCTCGCCTTGTCCAGATTCTAGCCAATATGACACTGATGTACCTTCGTCAACGTTCATACTTGAATAAAATATACTAAAGTTAATATTTGCGCTTGTATCTAAAATATCTACACTAGCAGTTAATCCGCCCTGGGCTTGTAGAGTAAAAGTTAATGTTTCTGTACCTTCTGTAATTTCATCTTCTGTCATAGAAAACTGTACTTGAGCAGTTCCGGCTGCAGAAATTGTCACAGTACCGTTTAATTGTGATAAAGATATATCTTGTAACTGTACGCCAGTGATGTTATATCCAAATACTGTACCAGTAGCAACATTAGAAGTTGCTATATCAAACGTTAATGTGCTACCTTCGCCAACTGCACTAGTAGGTCCTGATATTGAAATTGACGCTTGGTTTGTTGCTGTTCCCGATAAGTTACTGTTAGTTGTTACTGTTGGTACTGAAATTCCTACTGATGTTGCAGTTTTAAGATTAACATAACTTGACATTTCGCCAGTTACAAATTCATCAACTGGCGTATCAGGTAGAGGACCGCCTTCACCTAAGTCTGCATCTTGAAAGATGATGTCAAACCTTAAACTATTTGCTGCGGTTTGCCATGCTTTAATAGTGTAATAGTTATCTGCATATACACCCGAGCCAGTTTTAGTATAAAGTGTTACAGGATTACTTGACGATGTATTAGCCCATTGTGAATAATAATTGCCGATGGCCGATCCGCTTCCTGGATTTGATCCATTAGCTGCTGTGGCACTTTTACCAAATATAATAGTACCCTGAGTAGACATCATTGATCGCCAGTTAAGTGTTTTTGCACCTTCGCTGCCGCCAAAAGTTAAACCTTGCTCGTTAAGAGCACTAAATTGTATTTCGCCGCCAGTGTTAAAAAAATATCTTCTTTCGTCAGCGTTCTGCCATGTTACTGTAATAGTATGGTTAATAGATGATCCAGGTAAACTGGCGTCATTTCCGCCCCAGTCTGTATCTCTTAAAGAACTACTTCCTGATGATATAGAAACTTGGGCTGCGCCAATTAAATCATGTCCAGTAACAATATCGTTAGAAGCATTATCAAAATCTAAAAATCCTTCATCAGTGTCGTTAGCTGAAAACGCCGAACTTATATCGTTAGGGTCTAATGGATTAACTCCTACATCTGCGGCATATACACCAATAGTTTCTGCATCACTTGGAGCATTTAGACCATCGCCTGTCCATGCAAGGTTTGATGATCCTTTTTGATGTGTTCTTGCTTTAACTAAATCATTATATAAAGCAAGCATATCTTCGGATTCAATAACTTTTGCTGTTGCTATTTGTGAGCTTTCAGTTGCTCGGCCATATCCAAACTGATCGTCAACTCCGTTGTCGCCTAAAACCGACTCAATTTTTGATTGTATCGCATTATATTCTGCTCTACTTATTACGCTTCCTAAGGTTAACGCCATTGTTGCTTCCTTTAAATTTCTTTTATACGTATATTTATATTAATTTATAATTCTGATCTTTCAAATACTGTAGGTTCTGGAACAGCAAGTGCTCCTGTTATTAACTTTAAACTAACTGAGCTATCAATTGTTCCAGTAACAAATTCATCCACTGACAGTGGATTATTAACATCTCCAATGTCTCCGTCATAAAATACTACTCGAAAAGATAATATAGTTGGTGATCTTTCAAACACAGTTATATAGTATTCGTTATCGCTATAAATTCCAACACCGCTCTGAGTAAAGATTGTTAATCTATTTTCTGAGCTTGTTGTACTCCAATCTACATCTGCTGTTCCGCTAAAATTTCCGTATTCAACTCCAGTACCTTCTGAACCAGTTCCGTATACACGGTCCTTTACAAAAAATATAGTTCCTATGTTGTTTAACATAGATTGCCATATTTCATCTTTTACATTTGGAGGAGCCGATGCTCCCGTTCCGGGTGTTGACAATCCGCCTGTTAAACTAGCATTAATTCGTATTTCACCGCCGGTGTTAAAAAAGAATCTACGATTCTTTTCAGTATCCCATTCGATATCAAATCCATGATAAATTGCATCTGACCATTGCGATGTTCTTCTTGATGTTGCAACAACTTTTACTGACGACTGCCCAGGGCCAACTAAATCTTTATCGTTCTCAATATCTGTAATAGCAAGTTCGTAATCTTCAAATCCTTGATTAACATCTTCTACTGCTCCTAACGAACTTTGTTGTGATTTAGCTTGTCCAGTTTGTAGTGCAGGATCTGCAAATGAAATCCCGCCGGCAGCATTAATGTTTGATACTGTTATAGTAGCATCGTTTGCTGGTGTTGTGCCGCCTACAAATATTCCAGGAATATTTATAATTTCTCCGACTACAAAGTTAAGTCCTCCGGCAACTATGTTAAATTCATAATTTGGTCCATTTGTAACTACTCGTAATTCTAAATTAGACCCTGCTGACAACGGATTATAAAGTGATAAACTATTTTCCCACTGTAAGTTATATTGTGTTGTAGTTTGAATAGGATTGTCGTCAACATCTGCTGCATAATAGCCAATAATTTCGTTTATTGAGGGTGCTGCTAATCCGTCAGGATTAGTCCATGCTAAGTTTGGTGTCCCTTTTTGATGTATTCTAGCTGTAACTATATCATTATACAATGACAGCATATCTTCAGCTGTAATAGTTTCGCCGTCACCCTTAGCCTGACTTTGTAATTCTAAGCCATATCCTTGAGTTGATCCATCTCCTGCTCCTAATACTCGGTTGACTCTTCCTCGCATTGCATTGAAAATAGATGACGTTATTACATCGCCTATACGATTAGCCATTTTTTCTCCACTATTTTACAGGCGCAATATACATTCGACTAATTTTTCAGACTCTTCAGGATTGGATTCTAAAGCTATTCCTACTAACGGATTTCCGTTAAAGTGTGTACTGCCACAACCTTCAGCATCTACATAAATTTTAGCGCCTTTAACAACTGCTCCTACAACTCTTACAGGTACTCTACCTTCAAGTGCAAGTGCTTGTCCTTTGATTGCTGAATTCATTAAGTATGCAGGATCTGCTGACACTACGCCAATTGGATACGAATCCAATAACGTTGGTGCTGCTTCAAATCCAGGGTCTTCACATATGTGCATTACTGTTCCAACAGGCCATGTTTTTTCTGTGGTATATTTTTCTGCCAAGTCAGCAAATCTTGCACTTGTTGCTATACCTTCAAAAATATCTGCTGCTATAGTATTATTACTATCACGCACTGCAATAGTAGATGCTTGTGCAGTTTCACTGGCATATGTATATGTGCTACCAGTTAATCCTACTCTTAACTTGTTAGCATCGTCGGCTGTTCCTTTAAACTCATCAGCCCAAACTTGATCAAATCTTTTATCACTAGTACCTAAATGATAATCGCCTACTGTTGCACCCGGTAACAACCCATTTGAATTTATTGTTATTGAGTGTACTAAATTGCTTTGTGTATTTTGTGTTATAAAATGTATTTCATTATCAGCAGCACTTGAATTTTTAATTACGCCGCTAGTATTGTCTACAATAAATTCAAATGTGTCGTTAACAACTAGTCCTTGTGCTAATTCAATTTGATCAGCAAATGCTGCATTTCCTGATTGTACAAAACTTGAAGCATCAACACCGCCTAATCGTTCTGCGTTTGCCGCTGTTCCCCAAAATTTAGAAACACTAACACCTGTAGTTGTTGCTGCGCCTTTAAGAGTAACACCAGATTTAACACTATTAAAGCCTGTTATACTATTTCCTTCAACTGGCTTAATAGTAAATTCTTCATTTGATATAATAAATTGTGCAATATCGTTTATATATGCAACAATAACACTTTTAGATACATCTGCACTATCTAATACAGTTTGGCTAACCATTTGTGTTACGCCTTCGCCTGCGTCTTGAGGACCAATCAAGATAAACGTTGTACCATTGTAAACATATAGCTGCTCGTTTGCACTATCCCACCAAAAATCACCTTGTGCTAATCCTGCTGGCTGTGTGCCTGACACTTCAGCACCACCAATTGAACGCCACGAACTGTTTTCGTCACGGAATTTCATTCTATCTGTTCCTGTATCGTACCAAACTTGGCCGCTTACTGGTTTTGGAGGTTGATTTGCTCCTGCAAAATGTTCCATCATATGCAAGAAGTTTTCGTTATGTACTTCTCCGTATCCTGCATAATTTTTACCAACAAACTTAATGTCTGTTGTTTCGTTTAGCGTTCCATCTTCGACGGTTGTCAAAGGTGTTTTGCTGAATCTGTCTATAGTGTATGCCATTTAAGTGTCCTCAATAATGTATCTTGTACTGTATTTATTCTTTTCTTTAATAATTATTTACGTCAGTGTTAACGATCCAGTTTCCTAAATTGTTAATAATAAAGTATCTTGTTTCTCTAGTTATTTGTAGTGTAAATGTAGGTGTTAAGCTATTTGGTAAGTTAACACCCTGTAACACACTTACTGTTCCGCCAGCTGCTGCATTAACATCCACAGTAGTAGTAGTTGAATTTGATGCAATATCAATCGGGTCAGTTGACTGGCTTCCGTAATAGTAGCAAGCAACTCTAGATTTTTTGCCTTCTGCAAATGTAGTTGCAGGATATAGTGTATTTAAATAGTCAATAAGTCTATCATTATATTCACCAGCAGCGTAGCCAGTTAAGTCCATACTAAACACAATGGGCTCAGTTGTTACAATTCTATCTGCATAAATTTTGTTAGCAGCGTCATAGTCAGCAGTTGGTTCAGCCATACCAGTAATTTTACTAGAAGTTAATGCAATATCTCCGCCTACATTAAATGTGAAGCCTGTTAATCCGCCAGTACGTGATATTGTATTATTAATTAATCTAGTTGTATTAACTGTAAGACCTGTTAGTGTTCCTACATTTGTTAAGCTACTGTTAACAACTCCAGATCCTAAAGTATCAGAACTTAAAACTAAATTATTATTAATTCTAAAGTTTTTAGTTTCTACTAAGTCAAAATGCTCTGACGATGTCCAAGCAGTAGTATTAGTATACCAATTAATTGTTTTGTCTGTTGTTCCTTTAAGTGTTATTCCGCCGCCGTCGGCTGTTAGATTAGTTGGAGGTGATGATGTTATTGCACCAAGTTCTATATTTTTATCTTCAACTTCAATTGTCGAAACTTGAGAAATTATTTGATCGCCTTCAACAGTCAAATCACCTGTAATTATTACACTACCGGTAACATCTAACGCTGCTCGAGGGCTTTCATTAAATATGCCAACACGTCGACTACCTGCTTTAACCTTAATGGCTGTTGTACGACTTGTTGCTACTGCCGAACTGTTAACATCAATATTAAAGTCACTATCTTCTACTACACTTCTTACTGAAATACCGTTATCTACAAGAAAACGTCCTTGCCCCGATTCGCCTATAACTAAACCACTTGAGTTAGCAATAGTAAACAAGTCAGCAACAGTATTCTGTTGATTAGTTTTAACAAGTATCGACTCTGGAATAGGTGTTCCAGTTACTGACAATAAGTTTTGAGCGTTTTCTGCTGTGCCTCTGTAGATAAAACCTGTTTTATCTAATACATTCCAGCCTTTAAAGATTGTTCCTGTTGGATTTCCTTCATTTACTAATCCCTGAATGACGTTTGTTGGTAACTGATTTGGTATAAATTCTCTTGCTGATACTACTGCCATTAAACTATTGTTAATAACTAGTTTTAAAATTGTAACCTTATTAAGGTTTTGATCATCTATTGATTCTACAACAATACCACTTTCGCCTTGTGTTTCATTAAATGCAGGTCCAATAAGTTGCCATTGTTCACCAGTGTATAAGTAAAACTGTTTATCAATAGTACTAAACCAAGTATCTCCCGGAATAGGACCTAATGGAAATGACTCACTTAAGAATGAGCCTGCTGCTGACTGAAAGGATTCACCGTCAAATACCTTTAACTTATTTTCTGACTTATCATACCAAAGTTGTCCAGTTAAAGGTGCAACTGGTTGGTTAGTATTAGCAAAATTTTCTAATAATTTAATAAAGTTTTCGTTTACTGCTTCGCCGAACCCTGTATAATTCCTACCTACTAGACTTATGTCAGTAGTATCAGTATCAAGTATCCCGTCAATTAGGTCTACTAGTAAGGTTCCGTCAGTTCTGTTAATTGTATATGCCATTAGTTCTTATCCTTAGGTGTCCGCAAATATTATATAATTTATTGTTAAGTAGGGAGGCATAATATCCAATGCTGCACCTAACGATTCTGTTCCTCTATACAGGCCGTTTCCTGTTGGTCCGCCGCCGTCTATGCCGCCGGAAGAAGAAAGTCCACTGGTAGTTGTAGTACCTGTTGCAATGTTTAGACGTTGTACGTTACCAGAAGCTTCGTCAACTGTTGCAACTTCGTCGTCACGTATTGCATAATGCCCAATGCCAGCTGGCGACTTCATATCATGTTCGTGTTCTGGTAAATTATTTAACTTAATATCTTTTGTTTCAGAACCACCTGACAAACCAACAACATCTGCTGCGGTGTTAGTTACAACATCTGCTGAAAGATCTCCCATATTATCAGCACCTAGTGGCATCCTTCCTCGTAAGTCTGGAATTCCAAAAAACGCTGTTGACTGGTATCCTTCAGCTTCAAGATCTGATTGAGATTTAAATTTATACTTAATAACATTATATAAATTTACAGCATCTGCTTGACGCAACACTGTTCCGTCACATATATACCACCCTGGAGGAGCAATGTCTCCTGCAAAAGGAACAATCATTCCTACTGGATTTTTTGGAACATCTTTTAAGAAGTTAGTTTTAGTAATTTTAAAAATACCTGTATCACCAGTAGTTCTGTTGATAAGTATTTCGTCACCATTTTGTAATTCTACTACGTCATCTTTTGTTGTAATAAAATCGTTGTTAATAGCAATATCAAATGTTTTTGTAAGCTCTCCTGAACCATCAAAAATAACATCGTCTGATGTAACATCGCCAGTGACTTTAAACGTAGTTCTATTTGTTAATTTTGCAGCACTTGATGCTGCGCCTGTAATTGTGCCTTCAACTGCTCCTTTGAAAAATCCATGGAATGTTTCAGCATATACATCGTTAAATTTAGCATCTTCGCTACCAATAGACGGTATTGTAACTGCATCTGAGTCAACTAAAATTGAATTTCCAATCTTAGTTTGTCCTTTTACTAAAAGATCTGTACCTACTTTTAAGTTTTTAGCAATACTTGTGCCGCCAGCAACAACTAATGCACCTAAACTAAGATCGTCTCCAAATGTATCGTCTGCTTCTGTAGTGCTTCCTACTTCAAGGCTTTCACTTATTTTTGAATCACCTATTACATCTAAAGAAACTTGCGGACTGGTATTGTTAATTCCTACAAACTTGTCGCTAGTTGCTCGAATAATTGTATTATAACCAGTTTCGGATTTTGTCTTTACATCAATACCGTTACCAGTAATATTACTTTGAATAATTGCTTGATTGCCTATTGCTTTTGCAGTAAACTGACTGTTAGTTCCAACTTCAATACCACTATCATTTTTAATTCTTAGTACACCGTAGGAGTTATAATCTATATCTCCTCGCATAAAGTTAGATGAGCTAACATTGTCTGATCCAACTTTTAATGTTTCCGCTGTTTCAGCAACACCATTATACTTTAGAGGACCGTTAGCAATATTTCTTGTTGTTAAATTAATACCCGGTTTAAGTGTTGTATAACCTCTAATAGTTGACTTAGGAGTAAACATGTTGCTTGTAATTATTGCAACTGGAATATTTGAAACTTCTACTTTTAATACAACATAATATTGGTCATCTGTTCCTAAAATTTGTTCAGCTTGTATACCCGATCCTAGTCCACCACTAAATTCAGGTCCAACTAGTAACCAACTTGCACCATTATTTAAATATAGTTGCTGGTTAGCTGTGTCAACCCAAAGATCTCCAGTTAAACTTAAACCTAAGTCAGGTTCAACTGGTCCTTTCTTAATGCCGCCAGCAGCTACCCAATTTGTTCCGTCATAAACTTTTAACTGTTCTGAACCAGGATTAGTATCATACCAAGTTTGTCCTTCTACAGGATTTAATGGTGGCTGGTTACTTGCAAAGTTTTCCAACATATGTAGGAAATTTTCACCAATTGACTGTCCGTAACCTGTTGCTTGTCTTCCAAGAAAGCTAATACTTGTAGCTGAGTCATTAATTTCGCGATCTTCAACAACAATTGTACCCTTGTTAATTCGATCAGTAAATGGAATTTCGTATGGCATTATGAATTACCCCCGCTTAAACTCTGCACTCTTACAGTGTAGTCTACTTGAATAAGTCTATTCAAACTCTTTTGTACAGGATGGAAGATAACATGTGTTAGTAGCTGGCCGTCGCCTAAAACGCCTGACAAATTTGCGCTTCTTAAACCAAGTTCATCAAATACATATAATGCATTTTCGTCTGATGCTGTATCAAATGCATCCTGACCGTTTGGTTCGCCGTAATCTAATAAACACGTAACTAGTATATCTGTATAATTAGTACCACTAATATGTCTAGTTTCTATCTTATTTCTTGTAGGATCAGTATTATCAGCATTTCTATCATCTACAACCTTCGTAAATGTTTGATTGTATAACCCAGCGTTTGTTCCTGTTGTGTTTGGTGTCAAGTATGTAATAATACCTGTTGGATCAACATTTGTTCCTCCGTTACCAAAGCTCATTTCTGCAATTGGCCCTTGGCCTGCATTACCTAAACTTTCTGCTAGTGCAATACTCATATTTTCATAGTGTATTGC